TAACCCCGAGATAGTGTCAAATTACTGACGCATTATTGTGTTTTTTATTGTTGATTATCCCATAATATCCGATATGATGATTTCATCATCACAAAGATGATAGATCACTAACTTACCTAGGAGGGTAAAACAAATGACACTAGCAAAGATCAAAACCGAATACCTTGAAGCAATCAGCAAGCAGGCAATCCCTGCTCGGTTCATGGAGCTAAAGAACCAGATCAAGGTTCTTGAAGCCGAGCTGAAAGCGATCAGCGATAAGGTTATCAATTCACCCGATCAATACCCCATGTTCAATGTGGTTAGATCATCCAGATCATATGTGCCTATCGATACGATCAAAGCACATGTGGGCGAAGAATGGTATAATCAGAATACCATTACTTCCGAAACCAAGCCGTATATCCGGCTTAAATAATCAACGGGGGCTAGCGCAAGCTAGCCCCATAACTTACCTAGGAGGGTAAACCAATGAATGTTCAAAACATATATAACCTAGTCAATATGAACCAAGGCAATCACTTGCTGGATGCTGAAACAGTGATCATCCCGTCAAACACCCAAGCGGATGATGAGCTGACAGCGGAAAAGGTCAGGGAATTATTAGATATGGCTTGGTCTATAATCGACCAACGCAATGCTAAAAAAGGTCTGTCTAGAACAGGCGACAAGACGGTCCGATATCTGACAAGCGCATTCAATGCATGGGTTAAGACAACCGAGGTTGAAACAACCGATATCTGGAAATAAACCAACGGGGGCTAGCGCAAGCTAGCCCCTACTGTCGGGCAATGTGTGTTGCCCCTGATGAGATCAAAAGATCGAAACAGTAAACAAATAATCTAATGGAGTGTGTAATGAATAACGATTTTAAAACTTGGTTAAAACAATGCGATCAGATCGTATGCCGCAAGCTTCCCGTTGGTCTTATGGATATGCCTGACGCAAAATGGCGCGACTATCATGATAATGGTCTATCCCCTGCTGAAGCCGTTGATTGCGCATATGAAGACTACTGGCAGGATGAGCTAGAAGCTTATGGTATTGAATGGGAGTTTGCGTCATGAAGACTATCTTCATATGCTTACAGATCATGGCGGCAATTGCCGCCATGGTTTTCGGGGTCGGTATGATCGATACCATGGATACAACAACAATGATCATAGGGGCAGGTTTAACAATAATAGGAATGCTGGCCTTGATCATGTACACTATAATTCTAACTCATATGTATGACGACTAATTCCGCCAGCTAGGGGCGGATGGCATAGCCAGCAATACCTAGCACCCTCCCTAGACTAGCCCCTGCCATGATATGGCAGGGGTCTTTTCTTGCCAGTATATAAAAGAAAGCAGGGGGGCGCGTGATGGGCGCAAGACGCAAGGCCGCGCATAAATAAAAGAAAAGAGATTGAGGCCGCAAGACGCAAGGCCGCGCATAAAAATAATCGCTTGTTATCCTATCCCATATGATATAGGATTGTCTCACAATATAAACCAATATAGAGAGGTCAAAACAATGTTATCCAATGTCTCAAAGATGCCGGGCAAAAGCATAAGCTTATCAGCTTTCGATTGTAAGACTGGCGAAAAGCTTTCCAAAATTCCCGGATCAGTATGCTTTGATTGCTATGCACGCAAGGGCATGTATCGCATGCCCAATGTCATAAACAAGATGAAAGAGCGCAAGGCGTTTTTTAATTCCATTGATTTTGTACCGCGCATGGTGGAATTACTGAACAAGACAAGATCCGAATATTTCCGTTGGTTTGATAGTGGCGACGTGCAAGACGTGCGTATGGCCTTAAATATTATCGACGTGATAGAGGCCACGCCGGATAAAAAGCATTGGATACCTACTAAAGAGGCCACTATATGGCGCGACGCGCTCAAGATTAAGCCCTTGCCTAGCAATGCAATCTTGCGCGTATCCGGCACCATGGTAGACGGTACGCCACCTAAAGCTTTTCCGCATACGTCGATTGTCGTAAAAGATAATCCACCAGTAGGCCATGAGTGCCCATCACCTAAACAAGACGGTAAATGCGGCCCGTGCCGCGCATGTTGGGATCACGACGTTGATAACGTCACATATCACAAACACTAAGAGGCCATTGACTAGGTATCAGGAAACTGATACCTAGTTAAACACATACAGGTCATTGGTATGTATCTCTCACTCTATAAACTAAAGGCCGCAGGACGCAGGACGTTCGGCGGCCTCTCTTTATCAAAGCTCCGAGGACGCAGGACGCAGGGCATCCAACCACGCACCTCGAGCCGCCTCACGCAAGGCCGCAGGAAAATCCGACATATTACCCTCATACAAGGCCGCAGGACGCAGGACATCGATCCGCGATCCGTGGATCTCCACCACTTTTCCGCCGTCAAACAAAAATACATCGCCTGTCGAGGGTTCGTGGAGCAAGAAAAAACTTATGCCACCGCACCTAGAATGTCCCAGATGCCAAGCAATCTGTGATTTAGACACCGAAACTTTGCTATGTTTAATTATTTTTAACTCTAGCCAAATAACTACACCATTCATGCACATATATACGTCAGGCATGCCCTCACTGACACGGTTTTCAAGCCTCTGGCAGTGTGTCTTTTTGGGAAGTTTCTGCTTCAATGAATTCCATAGGGCTTTCTCTGTCTTCGGCATCGGTCACCACCTTATAGTCGCCATCGATGGCGGATTGAGGGAATTGTTTTCTAAGTTCGGACAGTCTGGCAACAATCTCTTCCCTGCTCAAGCTGTCAAGCTGATGGACGTGGTTCTGTTCGCGCCTGTCGATAGTCAGGCCGCCAAGGGCAGATCGGATCTTCTCGGCGTTGATGGCGGCAGAGAATTGCCCTGCCTCTTCCGCACCGCTAGACAGTTCGTGAAGCCTCTTCAGCTGACCGCCAAGGCTGACCCCATATTTTCTTTCGCGTTGTTCCCTCAGTTCTTTAATCAGGACAGGAACATGCGGAAAAGATTTCCCATCGAGAAGCTTGGCGGCATGTTGTGCGGCAGACTCTTCCGCATACCCTGCCTTCCGCGCACACTCGGCGTTGGAATAGATACCTTCGACATAATATCGGGCAAACTCTCTCTGCCTATTGGTCAGCCCAGATGGTCTGCCGCCCTTATTTTTCTTCTCTTCAGTCATCGTTCAACCTCATTTGCATATAGGAATTTTCTGCCCTTTCACAAAAAGAAAAATCAAAAAGCGTTCATGTACGGTCTTATGACCATGTTTTGCCACACTACAGCGTGGCAAAAAGAACAAAGCGTGGCAAGGTTTCTGCTATATATTTCATACACTTGCCACACTTGCCACACTTGCCACACTTTTTTCAAACTTTTTTTTATTTTTTTTTGTTACCCGTAGAAAACCTATATAGGGATTTCATTTTGTGTTTGACACATATAGGACTATCCCATAAGATAATCCCACATGATCAGTATAAACATGGGAGAAGAACAATGCAACAAGCAGACTATAGGTTCGAGGATCACGGATCGATTTGGTTGATCCATCCTCTTAGTGACGAAGCAGAAAAGAATTTGGTTGAAGGTGCGGCTGATGATTTCTGCATGTGGTGGGGTAAGTCTTTGGTTGTTGAACCGAGGTTCGTGGATCACGTTTCGGGGTTATTGATGGAAGAAGGGTGGATAGTAGAATGAAAACCAAGACATATGATGTAGTGATTGAGGCCACTGTCACAAAGACCATTCGCGTGAATGCGATTGATGAGGATGCGGCCTATGATCTAGCGCATGAGATGTTCACTGTCGCCAATGATGGCAATGCTGAACATTATGAACAAAACACAATGGATATATATGAGGTGTCAGAATGATGACAAGTAAATGTGCAGGTTGTGATCAGCACAACGCAGTGATTTATGATGACGAGGACATGTATTGTCACGATTGTTATAACGAGAAGAAAGAAATCGAGGAGACTGACGATGAAGAAGTATAAAGTAATTATAACCATAGAGGTAAACACCGAAGCGGAAGACCATGAAGAAGCAGAGATGATTGCCCTTGACTGTGCGGATTGGGCTAATGCTGAGATTGAAGTGTTAGAGGAGGCTGACGATGGCAACTAGAGGGATATATATTTTCGAGGATGCCCATGACGAGGTTGCTGTTTACAAACATTGGGACAACTACCCAAGGGCGGCGGCTCGGTTCATTGAGGCGGCGAAGGCTCATGCGTGGAAGCTACCACGGTTCGAGGCTGATGAGTTTGGTGCGGCGTTTGTTGCGGCGAACAAGTGTCAGGAAGGCGGCGGCATTCGTTTGATCCCACCATACAAAGATCGGCAAGAGTTGATGGAAGAGATGTCATTCTGCGACTACTGCTATGTAGTGAGTTTCACCGACAGTCTCATGGTTCAGATTTACACTAAGGTGTACTGCGCTGAGTTTGGCAGTCGGTGGGTTGAGAGTGAGGCGGAAGCCTTGGATGATATGTTAAGCAGAGAGCGTGAGATAGAAGACGACTGGTTTCTTTCCGATAAATCTTATGAGGAGTATTACAGTGAGTAAAACATATAACGTACGGATCACGGTGTATCACCAGTTTGATGTAGAGGCGGATAGTCAAGCGGATGCATTGGAGCAAGCGGAGCAGGAAATCTGGGATGACCACATCAAAGATGTAATCATTGACGTAGAGGAGAGTGACGATGACTAGATATGAATTACTGCAATCATTAGAGAGACTATACCCTAGCCGTAAGGATTGGTTCATTGCCGACGAGGACGAGGACGAGGGCATTGTGAAAGTGTGCTTCAGTGTAGAGGCAGAGGATAGCGATGAACTACGATTGTCCGACTACGAGAAGGGCTACCTGACTGCGTTCTATGAAACAGATGCCCATATCCAGAACGAGCATAGTGGGCGTGACGAGGACAATCAGTGGTATGGCATCCAAGTCGGTGAACGTATGTTCGATCTGTGCGTCTGGAAGGAAGAAGGCGCAGAGTCGGAAGTGTGTGTGGTCTATGAGTGCTTCCTCAATGATGGCGGCTTCTGGAATACAGACACTAGCAAGCAATGGTTTTTGAAAGAAGGAGAATAGAAATGACAATGAAGGATAAGCAAAGAGACGATCGGCTAGACCAACTAGATATAGAAGTGAAATTTCTTCACGAGATCTTGAATGAAAGGCTGTTGGAATTAGAGGCGGCGACAAAGAAATTCGTGGACGAAAGACTAGCTGAACTTGAGAAAAAAATCGATGGCTGAACCGTGCCACAAATGCAGGGACGATGCCATAGTCATAGACCAAGGCATGCTCTGGTGCGCGGTATGTTGGATGAAGACATTCGCAAAAGTTAACTTGAAGAAGGAGAAGAGAGATGAAGAACCGAGATCCGAGGATCGAGATCCGATACATATGCACCAACTGTGACGGACAGGGGCATGTGTATGTGGGTGAGACGTATCATGAAGGTCTGGCGATATGCCGTGACTGTGATGGTGTTGGCTTCACGGAGCGCGAGTATGCGTACGCAGGACAACACATTCAAATTATAGACGCGAAGGAGGCGTGAGATGAGTAGAGGTAGACCAAAAAATATTGAGAACATGAGTCCAGATGAACGCCAAGTATACTGGCAGAAAGTGCGAGAGGAGCGCAAGATGAGTGAGCAAGAAGCATTCAGCAATTTAACAGAGGATCAGCAAAAAGCGATCTTGTTAGCCAAGGAAGTGTTAAGGGATTTCGTTCAAGAATGGACAGAGTCGTTTGACATATACAATCCAGATACACCACGCAAGATGCAACAAGCCTTCTGGGCTTTCAACAACCACTTTGATTTTGATGAGGCGTGAGATGCCAGACATACATGGAATGTTATATGACTGGGAGATCGAGACCCCCTGCCCTGAGTGCGGCGGAGAGGGACAGTACGAAGTCGCCAAGCCTGTTGTTGACCACATGAATGGTGGTTACTACGAGAGTGACATGGAAGAGTGCGAGGTCTGCGGCGGATCAGGCGAGATCATCATCGAGAAGGAGGATGAGGATGACGCATGAGGAACTGTGGCAGAGCATCGAGGATCGCGTTGCGAGATACGAGAAGTTATTTCGTGAGTGCGAGGGCAGGGACTATGACCCTGACAAGAGTTGGCAACAGTGTCGAACGAAACGAGGTGCGGTGTTTCATGGCAAGATTGAGGCACTTGCACAGTTTGCGATAGAGGAACTATGGGAAACTAAATCAATGCACAAGGAGTTAGCATGACAATTATTGTATCGAAAGCGTCAGGATATAAGCTGACGAGGTTCAAGGTTGGCGTGACGATTGAGTATTACAAAGAACTGTGCGTGTCTGCGCTTGATGAGCAGGAAGCCAAAGAGATGGTCGAGGCTCGGATCAGGGACAGACAGAATGCGTTACAGCGATTGGGATATTACATCGGTGACATGGAAGTAGAGACAGTAGAGGAACTGAGATGATTGAATTAGAACTAACGAGAATTTGTGCTAGCACGTTCATGCCTTTGGGCAAGGTCTATATGGTAGGCAAACGGTTCAAGGTGTGGACGGCTGACGAGAAGCGCGGCAAGGTTGAACGCGAGGTGACCTATGTCGATGGCGTACCAGTGGATGAGCGGTATGTCGATGTGGTGGATCTGATACAGCAACAAATTTACCTGTCTAATTATACAAAGAGGAGGAACTTTCGAGAGCATGGTGACCCCTTGGGAGATCCAGAAGCATGAAATCAGAAAAGAAACCACAGGCAGGTAGTCTAGAAGAACTGCTGAAAGTGCCAGAGATACCAGAGATATCGAGGTACAAGAAGACATGGGCGTGGAAGAAAAACCAGAGCCTTGGTAAGCAGAAGTTTTGGAGTCATGGGGTTTGGAAAAATGCTAAGTAGCACTGACCTGTTGCATCAGAACGTATTACGGACTATCCTAGATGAATTACCAGAGGACGAAAGGGAGATGCCAGTTGTCCTCTGGCTAACCAAGAAGCTGAACAAGTACGAGGAGAAGAGAGATGAGCGT